TGCCAGTTTTCTTTGCTTTAGCAGCAATTGAATTATCACCTTCTTCAATCGTTTCTTCTTGAACTTTAGAAGTTGCTAGTTGAATTTTGGCTTTTTCGAATGCTGCTCTTTCAGCATTGTTTAATTCTCTCTTTGCATTTACAGCAGTGATATTTCCACTTCTTGGAACGCGACGAATTGCTTCCCCCATTGCTGCTTGGTGTATGTGGCGGTTTTGATGCGTCAATACACGAGTGTCGCGAATTCTTCTTTCTCGCTCCATCTTTTTTTCTATTGCTATATGATCTTCTGGTGTTGAAGGAATCTTCTGTTCCATTTGTTTCAACATATCATAATAATTTGGCTTTTCCCAAAGATGAGCAAGGGCGATAATCTCTGCCGTTTTCTCATCATTTGTGTGTTCTTTTTCAACCTGCTTACCCATTGTAAGTGCTTGAATAATCTCAGCAACAGAAACATTGTGCTTTGCTGCAATTGCTTCAACAGAGTGTGGCTTCTTCACATCAGCAGCCATCTGTTCACCCATCATCTTGCGAACAGCAACCGTGTGCTTGCTTGGTTTAGTCTTTGCTGTTGCATCGCCAGGAGCTGGCTCATATGCTCTTGGATCACTATCGGACAGTTTTGATTTTTCTTTCCAATGTGAAGCACGAGCCTTTGCTGTTGATGGGCTTAAACCGCGAACATATTTCTTTGGTAATCCAGATGCTTTGTCTTTCACAACTGGTGGAAAATACTTTTCTTTAATTACAGAGAATGCTTTTGGTTCTGCCTTTGTCTTCATCTCAAGACCGAGATTTGTTACTCTTTCTAGGAGTTTCTCAATTTGATCGGCAAAGAAAACCTTTTCTAACTCTGAAGATTCATTTAGATTGATTGAATTATTAAAGATAAATGCTTCAGTTGATTGCGCAAGTTGTTCTGCCTTTAGAAATTTATCAATGCGCTTTGACTCAACTAGTGGTTGTTCTCTTTGTTCATTTCGTAGTCTAGAAACTTTATTTGTGACAGATACATGGACATAATCGAAATTATAACCTTCGAGCATATTCTGAATAATAGTAATCTTGCTCTCGTCAGAAACACCATTAATTACAATATGTTTGTTTTGCTCTACTAATTCTGTAGCAACACCATTGAGAATTTGATCTGCTTGTACTTCAGTCAAGTCAAAATGGGAGAAAATATTCTTAAGAACATAGTCCTTTCCACTGCCTGGACCGCCAAGTAGAAAAATGCCGACTGGTGAAACTGATTCCATTTGCATACCTGCTTTTATTTTATCATGTATATGTGCGCCCAATTTTGGATCGCTATAGTGTGACACAAATTCTTTTTTCTTGCCCGCAGCAACTAATCCACGAAGTTTAGAAGCAGACATACCTTCTGCCCCTTCCGCATCTGGATCACGATTTCCTGCTGAAACTACATTAACTTTTTTAATTCCTGGAAATTCTTTCTTTCTGTATTTAGAGAGCAGTCCGTGGAACTCTGCAACTCTGTCTGAACCCACCACCATTGTCACATTACTGTGACCTTGCTTTTCGAGATGTTTCATTGCATCGATGGCAGTACGAACTTTGTTATGAGAAACAACATTTGCATTTGGAAAAAGTTTTTGCATTGCACCAACTTTATCACCATGGCTCAATGGATTCTTTTTTGCATCCTGAGAATGAGATGGGAAAATATAATGCTTGCCCCCTGCTTTCTCGGCATGTGCTTGAACAGCAGAAATAAGTTTTCCGTGACCAGATTCAGTTGGAGGATTAAAACGACCAAATGTAAATGTTGCTTGACTCATATTACACTCTGTGAAGTCTTCTTTGCTTTCAATGCAGCAGATCTTTTACGATTTGCTTCTGTAAATTTACGAGGGACTAACTTAACGCCACCAGAAACAAATCCCTCTCCTGCTGCTTCTTCGTTATCGATATGATGACGATATCCACCATGCGCTGTTTTAGATAAAGCATCAGAAACAGCATAGGTGGCTTTTTGAATATGATGGTGAATATCAAAGGTGCGATCAAATTTTTCTAGATTATCATTTACATGATTGACTGCGGTTTTCATTTCCTCAGCCTTTTGATTCTTAGCCTTCTCTGTCTTTACAGAGTCGATTCGCTTTTGATGATACTTTTGTAGAAACTTTGTGTATCCCTTTGCGCTTGGCTTTTCACCAGTATCAATCGTTGAGTTGGCATAACGATTAAGAGTTTCCTCGTGATCAGTGTGATGACCATGAGAGTGTTCTTTACCGAGTTTCTTCGCAGCAGCGATATGTTCTAATGCTTTTCGTTTGGCTTCAGGAGAGATTTTTCTTTCTTCCTCTGAAACACTATGATTCATTAAATGAACATCTGGATGATCTTTAAATGCGCTATGATCAATTGGAGATGCATTACCTGCATTGTCCAATTCAGAGTGTATCACAAGACTTACTCTTGACTTCGCAAGTTTCTTCCCTTCGGGAGAGTTCTTTGGGACAGAATATCGAATAGTATTCGGTTTGTGTCCAATATGACCATCTTCTTCTGTTCTATCTTCTGGAGCAGAGAGATATCCACCCTGATATTCTCCTGGGCGATCTGGGAGAACTTTGTGAACATGATTCAGAATGTTCATTAATGGACCAGCAATATATGGCTTATGAGTATATTGCTTCTTTATATCATCGTGGGAAAAGTTATATTGCGCTCCAGGTCCCTTATATTTTACCCCAACTTTCCCCTTTGCGTCTTTAATAATTTGCACTGACATGCGATCGTCAATCTTTTTGGTCATTGGAGCACGACCATTAATGACGCCATGGATCTTAGAGAGAGCAGTGCCGACTGCGCTCTTTTTAGTATTAAAGGCAGATTCGGCTGGGTGAGGAAGGTGTTGTATTCCGCGAGCAGGTGCTTTTTGCTCTGTTAAAAACGGAATGTACTGCTTGAAGCCAAACATACTCTCTCCACACTGTGGGATTATAGTATATTTAGTTATTTTTTGCGGTTAGTATATTATAGATGATATCGTCAACTGTTTTTTGAATGTCATAATCTGGACGATATCCAAGCCCTCTTAACTTGCTGTTATCCATAAAGAAAGAGCGAGAGGACTGAACCTTCTTGTGAAACTCTTTCTGCTCAATCGTGCGGAGTTCGGAAGCCGAATCCATCGAATCTCGAGCATAACGAAGAATGTCTCGGAAAATTATCGGATAGCCGTTTCCGATGTTGTATATGGAGTTGAGTTCTCCATTGTTGACGACCAGATTGATTGCTCGAGCGCAATCGCGAACATCAATATAATCACGATAAAAATAACCACTATCATAGAGGTCGACGGGTCTGTTTGCAGCGATTTCCCCCAATAGATATTGGAGTGCGTTCTTCTTCGAAGATACTTTTTTATCCTCTGCACCCAATACATTTGCAAGCCTCAGTATGCGATAGTTCAGATCGAATGTCTCACAATAAGACATTAACAACTGCTCGGCGCATCTCTTTGTAATTGAATAGAATCCCTTCGGATCACAAGAGTCGGTTTCAGGAATACCTCGAGATCCTTCCCCAAACCCAGAGTCTTTTCCGTAGACAAACCAAGAACTGATGAAGTTAAAGCATCCTTTCTCACCAGTTTCTTTTATGTATTTGCGATATTCGTCTAGTACCCTCATTAATACAATGAGATTAGTATCAATATCCACCGTAGAACTGATATGTACATTATAGTTATCAACGGTACTAATAAAGTAAACGCAATCTGGTTTCCGTACTTGGTAATTATCTCGGTAATTCTTGATATAACCGTTTTTGGTTGTATTGCAGAATTGAGTTCCGACAAATCCGTACCCTCCAAAGATGTTTAGCATTCCCATTTTGATAGTACACTCTCGTAGTATTCCCAAACCTTATCGCCATAATGCGGTGGGCAACCGACGAAGAATACATTGCTCAATGCCTTGTTAGCATTCGGATACTTCGAAGCATCGTCAAGATGCTTGTAGCCAGGATGCAACAGAATATTTCCAGCAAAGTAATTGCGAGTTTGAATCTTATTGGCTTCGCAGAATGCCTGGAGTTTTTCTTTAAGTTCAGGTGTATCAGTGATCAATGGCACACCGAACCATGATGGGTCAGCGAGATCAAGATTAGAAGCAACACGAACTCCTGGAACATAACGATAGAACAAACTCTTAATTCGCTGGAAGTTCAGACGACGCTTCACATCAATCTCGTCGATCTTCTTCAACTGCTCAATACCAATTGCGCCTTGCATATCAAGTGGCTTGAGATTGTATCCCATGTTCGTGAAGAGATACTTGTGATCAATTATTCCATTATATCCTTCAAGCCATTTATCAAAGCGATTACCACATGTTCCGCAAGCCAATAGATTAGCAGCACCAACGCAACGGCAATCACGACCCCACCAGCTAATGCTACGAGCGGTGTTAATGAGGTTTTCGTCGTTTGAGCAAACCATGCCGCCTTCGCCTGTCGAAATGTGGTGAGCAGGATAGAAAGAAGTTGTCCACGCATAATAGTAATCCGTTAGTAACTTACCATCCCACTTTGTGCCCAATGAATCACAGTTATCACCAATCAAACGAATGCCATGTCGCTCACACATATCTTTGATGCGATCCATATGTGGCGGATTGCCGAGAACAGGTGAAACGAAAATAGCGACTGTCTTATCAGTGATCCACTTCTCAACTTGATCGAGGTCAAAGTTGAGTGTGTCCATTTCAATGTCAACAAAGACTGGCGCAAGACCATTCTGAACCAGCGGAGCAATCGTTGTTGGGAAACCAACAGGTGATACGATAACTTGGTCGCCATCCTTCCAACCCAAGTGCTTTTTAAGAGCAGCAACCATAGTAAGATTGGCTGATGAACCAGAGTTCACCATGTGACAGTGCTTCACATTAAACTTGTGACCGAATGCCCACTGGAACTTACCAACCTGCTCACCAGAGACAAGCCACTTGCCTGTTAAGAATGCAGTCACACCAGCAATGACTTCTTTTTCATCCCAATATGGACCAGAATAGAATACAGTATCCTTCTCAGGATTGAATTCCTTACAGTTGTATGCATACTTTGGTGTACCAACAGCGGCAACCAACTCTTCAATCATTTGTTTTACATCACTCATAATGTTTCCTTAAATTGACTAATTCTTCTTAACAAAGCAAGTTTAACTGGGCTCATTCCTTCATAAGATGGAATAACGCAATTAGATCGGCGAGCAACAGCAACGGTTTTAAATTCATCTGCTGTCCACCAATCACATTGTAACTCCATCATCTCTGCAATTTCGTGTGTTGTTACAGCACCCTCATTTACAAGATTGAATGGTCCATTCGCACCAATTTCAATTAAATGTGCAGCATTTTCAACTGCCTCATCAATATCAGTGATAGAATTTAGACCACCCTCTACTAGTTTACCTGATTTTGAGTAATTATACAACTTTTGCAGAAGGTTTTTAGGGCTATGCGATTTATCAAATGGCAAACGAACTCGAAACACCAAGCATCGGTCTTTCAACAAAAGATCCGAGACACCTTTACTCACAGAATATGTGCTACCAAAGAAATTTGGATCAGCATAATCATCAGTAATCTCTCCCTCATAAATGCATCCGCTCGAGAAATGAGCAAATTTAATTTCGAGAGATTCGCATATCTTTTGCAAAGTGACTGGAAACATTGCATTACCTTCCATTGTTTCTACTTTGATATCTTCACAAGCATCAACATTTGGAATGCCAGTAACACCAGCGCAATTCACAACCCAATCATAATCGACTTTGTGTATTGCTTCTTCTGCTTTGTAATGTGGGCATAGTGTAACTATATGCCCATTTATCACTAGTTGGTCGAACATCTTTCGACCAACCCAACCTCTACCGATTACTAATATATTCATGCTGTTGTAGTATTTTACTCAAATACTTTCCATAGTCAGATTTAGAATATTTCTCTGCCGAAGCGCGAACTTGATTCTCAGTAATCCATGCATTCTTAAATGCAATTTCTTCAGGACACGCAATCATCATTCCAGTTCTTCTTTGAACAGAACCCACAAACACAGATGCTTCTGAGAGCGACTCGAAAGTTCCTGTATCAATCCATGCAATACCACGATTGAGATATTCAACCTTTACATCGTGATTCTTGAGATAAAGATTATTAATGTCTGTAATCTCCAACTCACCACGAGCAGAAGGTTGTATCTGCCATGCATAGTCTACTACTTTATTGTCGTAAAAGTAAAGCCCAGTGACTGCATAATTGCTTGGCGGATACTTTGGCTTTTCTAAGATTGCCTTGAGATCACCTCTATCATCTAGTTCAACAACACCAAATCTTTCTGGATCGCTGACATGATAAGCAAACAATGTACATCCAACATTATTCCAAGTAGCAGAATTGAAACGATTGATCAACTCATTACCATAGAAAATATTATCGCCAAGAATCAGTGTAACATCATCTTTTCCAATCCACTTTTCGCAGATGCGAAAACACTCAGCAATTCCCTTTGGTTCGTTTTGGATTGCATACGAAATACTAATTCCCCATTGCGAACCATCGCCACATAGACGCTTGAACGCTGCAGCATCATTTGGAGAATTGACAATCATAATATCGCGGATACCAGCCATCATCAATGTCGATAGCGGATAATAGACAAGAGGCTTGTCATAAACTGGCAATAATTGTTTCGAAGTCACTTCAGTGCATGGGTATAGTCTGGTTCCCATTCCACCTGATAGAATAATACCTTTACGCATTGTACCACTCCAATGTTTTTATAAGACCTTCGTTGATCTTTGTCTTTGCAGACCAACCAAGTTCCTTATAGATTTTTGATGAATCCATAGCATATCTAAAATCATGACCTTTGCGGTCTGTAACAAAATTAATCCAGTTCTGATACATATTCACTGGCTTACCCATTAGATCAAGAATGAGTGTTACCATCTCAAGGTTGCTCATTTCATGACCGCCACCAATATTGTATCGTTCACCTGACTTAAAATTTTCTCCAATCGACAGTAATGCCTCGCAATGATCATCGACAAAGATCCAGTCACGAACATTTTGACCTGTACCATAAACAGGAATTGGTGTATTGTTCTTGATATGACGAATTACTGTTGGGATAAACTTTTCTTTGTGCTGTCGCGGACCGTAGTTATTTGAGCAATTAGTCACAACTGCATCAATCTTATGTGTATTCACATATGCGCGAACTAAATGATCGCTTGCTGC